TAATCATGGAATGGCAAAATCTTATTAACGTAGGCGGCGGCTTATTACTAACAATAGGTGGTTGGTTTTGCCGCCAGTTATGGGATTCTGTCAAAGAACTTAAAGCTGACATTGCTGACTTGCGTTTGCACGTTAGCGAAAGTTACGTCAAAAAGTCTGAAATTGAAACGCTAAGGATGGAAATGGATAAGCGTTTTGACCGCATAGAATTATTGTTAGACCGTTTGTACGAAAAACTTGATTCTAAGGTAGACAAATGAAATTAGTTGACAATGCGAAAGACTGGTCTAAATGGTGGTCTGTTAGGCTTTCTATTATTGGCGGTGGTTTGCTAACTTTTTTGGAGATGTATCCCAATGCTGTCGGAACTGTTATCCAAGCTATTCCAGCGGAACTTAGAGCAAGCATCCCCTCCGACATCTTCCGGATCGTTGGAATCGTCTGCGTCATTGCCAGTCCAGTCGCAAGAGTTATCAAGCAATCCAAACTGGATAACAACGCTGACAAAGCAACTTAGAAGCGACGAGGGCGAAGTTTTAAGCGCATATCAAGACCATTTAGGGTATTGGACAATCGGCGTAGGTAGGCTTATAGACAAGCGCAGAGGCGGTTGTATAAGCAAAGAAGAATCTACCTATCTTTTGACCAACGACATAAACAGATGCGTCAAAGATATTGCCGCAGCATTGCCGTGGTTTGAAGCCCTTAACGATGCTCGCAAGGGGGTGCTTATCAATATGTCGTTTCAGCTCGGTGTAGCGGGTTTAATGCAGTTTAAAACCATGCTAGGATACATTGAAGCGGGGAAGTATAGCGAAGCCGCTGATAGTATGTATCAATCGTTATGGGCAAAGCAAACACCTGAACGATGCAACCGCATGGCGCAACAAATGAGGTCAGGGCAATGGCAATTTGGCTAAAATTTAAAGTGTATATTTTTTCTATTGGCGCAGCTTTGGCGGCTATTTTTGGTGTTTATTTATATGGGCGCAAAACTGGCACATACAAAGAAATGGAACGCCAGGCTGAAGCAGACCGCAAACAATCAAGGGAAATAGAAAATGCAGCGGATAACGCTAGGGATATTGATGCTGACCCTCTTGAGCGGTTGCGTAAGCACAAGAAGCTCAGAGACTTATAGATCAGTGTGTAGGGAGCTAGAGCGAGACTTGCCAACATATTCGGCTAAAGACACACAAGAAACCCTGCAAACTGGCGCAAGGTTTCTTGATGTGTTTGCTGCGGTTTGTACTAAAAACAAGTAGTGTTGCAGTTGTTGCCGTAACAGCAAGTTGTGCAAGTCACCATACGCCCACCTGACATATAAGTGTGCGTTGTGCAAGCTGCATAAGCTGCGGTAGCTGACATTGCCAGCACAATTCCAATCAGATACTTTTTCATGTTTTATCCTTAATTAAGTAATAACGAGCAAAACGAACTTCACCTTCATCAATCATCTTGGTCACTATGTTGTGGCCTCGTTGCTTGAGTTTAAAAATAATATCGGCAAGCCGTGTTACACGGTAAAGCATAATGGCTTCCCAGCTAGTAATAGGGTTTTTTGTAAGATGCGTCAATACCTGGTCAGTTTTAGTCATTTTGTGATCCAATGCAAAAGTGGCAAGAAACCAAAAACAGCAAACAACACAAGTGCGCCAAGCACCCAACCTTCTAGCGGGATGCGTTGGTCGGCATTGGTATAACGTGAGTATCTTTTCATTTGGCGTGGTGTCCGTAATGTCCAGTTTGGATGCGAATAGTCTGCTTGTTTGCCCCAATTCATAGCCACCCCCCAATTTCTGCTTCAAGTTCTTCAACCAATTCTTTGTACTTTGCTTCTTTGCGATTTTTCACAAGAATCATCACAATGTTGTACAAAGCGTCACCACCCTCAATGCGCTCAAACCAGTCAAGCCAGTGAATACCGTCTTGGTCAATGCCGCTGTGTTCAATCACATCCATTACTTCGTCAGCGGTTTGTGTGTTTAAGTTGAAACGTTCGTCATCGTCCATTTATGCACCTGTATGTAGTTAATGGCGTTATTGCCATGTAGAAATATTAAGCTAACTTAACAATCAATACAACATTATTTTATAGGGACAAACCCTAAGTGTTGTATTTTTGTTGGGGTGCGGGTACTAACCGGAACAAGGAGTGGGAGGGACACGGCTTTCCCCGCAGTTAATTATAGGTTGTTTTTAATTTTGTAAAACAACAATAAACATTGAAAACATTGCCAAGCATCAGCCAAATCCTCCTCTGAATGTTCGATTAGTTTTACATTACCATCAGCAGTAAAAAACACATTGGCGCATCTGGCGGTCGGTTTGCCAAGACCAACACGGTAGGCTGCTAGTTGCATAATTTGTTCGTGGTACGGCACAACTTTGTCGAGCTTGTCTTTGCTCTTAAAGTCAATCACGATGTTCTCAGCAATTAAATCCACTTTGCCGCCAAAACCCTCGAAAGCAAACGAGCGTTCTGCTTCCCATCGTTGATCCTGCCCAAAGTGGATTTGGATTGCAGCATCCACTTGGTCAACATAACGAGGGTAATCGTCACGCTCACCGCTGTAGTACCGTTCCAACACACCGTGCATTTGTGTGCCACGATCCATAGCTTCACGGCCTGTAGACCTAGAATCGGACATAACCCGTTCTAACCAGTTTTCCTCCGTTTCGCCAGCAATGCGTGGCAAGGTCAGCGCAGCCAGTAAGACTTGTTGCTGCAACCAAGTGTTTAGACCAGGCTTGGCAACTATCCCCAAAACAGTGGTAACCGATGGCACAAGGTTGCGTTCTCGTGCGTCACGAACCGTTGTGTTGCGTTCTTTGCCGTTTTTGCCAATGATCCGGTAAGCAGGGCTACCGTCTACCGCATACCAATGGCCTGACTCTGAATCTGCTGATTTAATAATCATTTCCGTGCCTCCATCATTGCGTTTGCAACAACATAAGCATCTTCTGCCATTTGGCTTAATTCTCCACCTTGTGCAGCAAATCCAGTTAATGCCGCAGCAGCAAAGTAATCCCGCAGACTCATGCCCTGAGCCATTGAATCATCTTGTATCCAAGTCGGAAAAGCTGGAATCAATTTGTTTATATTCATTTGTTCACCTGTTTAGCTAATTTTTTAAGCATCTCAATGGCATCTTGTAGGTCTTGCATGGCACGAGGGTCTAGCACCATGCCCTCGTACCATTGCTGCAGCCGCCAAGATATTAGGATTGCTTCTTCAGTCTTGTTCATCAGAAAGGCACATCATCTGCAAGGTCAGCAAGGTCAACGACATTGCCTTCTTTGATTGCCCGATATGCGTCAGGTTTCTTTGGTGCTGGCGATTCTTCAGATTTGCCGCCAAGCATCTGCATTTGGTCAGCAACGACTTCCGTAGAAAATTGCTCTACACCGTCTTTGTTTTGCCATTTGCGAGTAGTCATTCTGCCAGCAATGTACACTTGCGAGCCTTTGCGTAGATAATCACCACAAACGCCAGCAAGTTTGCCAAACGCAACAATGCGAATCCACTCAACGGATTCTTTTTCTTTGGACTTCCATCCACAAGCAATTGAGAAGTTTGCAATGGCCTCACCAGAAGCGGCAAAGCGCACTTCTGGATCACGCCCAAGCCTGCCAATAAACTCACAACGATTTAGGTCATTTGCCATATTATTTTGCTCCCGCAAGTTGAACTTTGATCCCATCGTACATAGCTTTCAAGACTTCTTTCTGCGAATCAGGCGCAGATTTGTACCATTTGGCAAAACACGCTTTTAAAGCCTCTAAATCGGTCTGTGCCGCCATTTCGTCTACTGCGTAATCCATGTCTATCGTTACGGCTATTGGCGGCTTAGGCAGCGTTTTTACAGCGGCTTCACCATCATCGTCAGCCGAAGCAACGCAAAGCGCCGTTTGAATTGAGTACCGTTTTGCGTAACTTAACGCCGAGCCGAAGCCCTGACTGTCTTGTTTGCTTGCAGGTACAAACAATTTGCCAAACGACATTTCTTGACCTGATTCGTGAATCAACACGGTTTCAACACAAACACCGCCTTCTGCATCGTGTGTTTTTTGCACAATAGCCAATCCGTTTCCGGCAAGATGAGGTCTTATGGCATCTATGACGGAAGCAAGCGAACTGTACGAAGATTTAAAGTGGGGGTTTTTACTATCTTTTGCTGCGTGGTTCATAGCAGCCTGGGCG